GTCAGCAAGCTGGCAATGTCCACCAACCGCATTCTTGGTCGCACTACGGCGGGAACTGGTGCTGTTGAAGAAATCTCTGTAGGCACAGGACTATCGCTTTCTGCTGGCACTCTTACTAACACAGGAATCGGCGGATCAGTCGGCGCTGTGGATAATGCCGTCCTCCGCGCAGATGTGGGAACTGGAATTGTTCAAAACTCATCAATTATCATTGATGATGAGACTACTTCAACCCAGAACAATGTTGCTATCCGAAACAACGACAGTCAAACCAACAGCGCACTCGTCCTCTCGCCGAAAGGCACTGGGGCGTTAATCCTTGGGCCTAAACCGGATGGAACTGCAACTGGAGGAAATGCGAGGGGCACGAATAGCATTTGTTTGGTTAGAGACAGGTCATTAGCAACTCAAGTCGCCTCTGGAACAGGTTCAATAGCTATTGGGCGAAGGGCAACGGCTAGCAATGCGTTTGCAATCGCAATTGGCAGTGGAGCTACCGCATCTGGAAATCAATCGCTTGCAATTGGTCTTGGAGACTCTGGGGGGCAATCTACGGGAGATAGAAGTATAGCGATTGGTGGACAATTCTTCGTGGTGAGCGGTTCGGGTGCAGTTGGAATAATTGGAAGTTCCGCACAAGGTTCTGTAACAGGAAATTTTGCCGGAATTTTTGCAGGGGCTAGCCCATTGGCAGACAGATACGCAATGCACGCCCACGCCGCAGGTCCATTTGCAGTCCCCGGCGATGCCCAACGCGCCCGCTTCGTCCTTCGCTGCAAGACTACTACGAACACTGGAGTTGAGATGGCATTGGATGGAGCTACGACATATCTCGGAATCCCATCTGGAAAGATCATCGCGCTCACGATCAACATTTCTGGCGTGAAATCGGATGGTAGCGCAGTCGCCCACTATCTTCGCCAGTATTGCGTGAAAAATGTCGGAGGCACATCCAGCGAGGTCTACGCCCCCGTCACGATTGGCACAGATAACGCCGCAGGAACTACGATTGCCCTGTCTGCCAACAACGGAGACGACACACTCCGCATTTTGGTGACAGGAATCGCCTCTGAAACTTGGCGGTGGGTTGCCGCTGTGGACGCAGTCGAAATCACTTACGGAACATAATACTATGCTACGAACATACGGACTCATATTCGCAAACGGGGACAAGTATCTTTCCAGCGTTGTGCTGGATGATGAAGGCAATCCCCGCATCGACACGATTCGCCCATGTCCTTTGCCAGAAGATTGGGTTGATCCAACGCTCGTTCCGCTCATCAAAGCCGATCCTCCGGGGCCGGAGAGTGAATGGGAAAGCTATCTTGAGTGGTTCCCCGACAAGGTGGAAGTCCATTGGAGACAGAAATGAGCCTCGCCTGCACAGAAGAAAAGAACCCCGACACCATGAGATACGAGCGATACCTGACAATAGCGACGAGTATCGGTAACGATAATCCGATTAGCTTTAGTTGCTTTGCGGTGTTGAACTCTAATCAGCAGGAACTCTTGATCGCGCAAGAGATCGCCCGCGGGTTCCAGAACTTGAGTGTATGAATGACCATCCCACTATGACTGGAATCATCGGAACCGCGACAAGCGTGTCAGGAGTGCTAGTATCCACTCTCCCCCACCTTGAAACTGGACTGCGAATCTCGGGCGCATTCGTCGGCTTGATCGCTGGCGTCTTGACATGCGTCTATATGTGGAAGAAGATAACAAGACTATGAAGATTGTAGAATTCATCACAAGCCGCCTCAAGGAAAAATCAACTTGGGCCGGACTCACCACCATCGCCGCATTGGTCGGCATCAATATTGATCCAGAGCAATTCACCGCGATTGGCACGGCAGTGATCGCCATCATTGGCGCAATCGAGGTGTTCCGCCGCGAAAAGAAATGAACGACCGCTCGCTAATAGCCCTTGCCGCACTATGTATGTTGGTAATCTTATTGCTGACTGGGTGCGAAACCTTACGAGTCGGATTCACGACCGACTACGGGACGTTCAGTTACGAGCTTCCGATAAGGACGCTGAACGACAAGTGAAGCCCAAGTATAAAGAAGTTAGTCGGCAAACCCCTAACTTCTCAAGGGGAAAAGTGATCATACCCAAAGCGGTAGTCCTCCATCATACATCGGGCGGCTACGCAGGATCGGTGGCTTGGTGCTTGAATCCAGAGAGCAAAGTGAGCTACCATTGTATCATTAAACGAGACGGAGAGCGCACAATCCTAGCATCAGACAATCAAAGGACATGGCACGCAGGGAAGAGCTACTGGCGGAATAGAGGCGATCTGAATAGCTGGAGCCTCGGAGTAGCGTTCGAGGGAGACACCTACAAAGAGCCACTATCCAAAGAGATGATCGAGTCTGCGATAGAGTATTTAGTCCCCCGGATGAATAGATTATCGTTGACGATAAAAGATGTCACCGATCACAGAACAGTAAGCCCTAACCGCAAGAATGACTTGAAACCGTCAGAATATGACAGATTCATGCAAGAACTCAAAAAACACCTATGAGTAAATGGAACTTCAAAGAAGTAAGCCGCAATGTCCATGTCTTCGATGTGGAGATGGGCAAGGTCGGGGATGAACAATGGTTCCTCCTCCAATCAGATGTCCACTGGGACAACCCGCATTGTGACCGAAAGAAGCTCAAAAAGCACCTAGACATCGCATTGGAGCGTAATGCTCCAGTGCTGGACTTTGGAGATTTCTTCTGCGCCATGCAGGGAAAGTATGACAAACGGAGTCATAAGAACGATATCAGGCCGGAACACCAGAATGGGAACTATCTGGATAGCCTAGTGAACACGGCGGCTGAATATCTTAAACCTTATGCTAAGATCCTCACCGTGAGAGGAAACGGCAATCACGAATCGGCCATCAACAAAAATCACGAAAGCGATTTAAATGAGAGGCTTGCAGAAAGAATAAGATCAACTGGAGGCATTGCTAGGCGTGGAGGATACTCTGGCTACGTGCGAATTCAAGTATCAGATAAAAACCGCCAGCATGGATCAATAGTCCTCTGGTATTTTCACGGCAGCGGAGGAGGAGGACCAGTCACAAGGGGAGTGATCCAGACGAACAGGCAGGCAGTCTATGTCTCGGACGCCGACATTGTGGTATCTGGCCATGTCCACGAAAGCTGGCAGGTAGCCATTGAGAGGATCAAACTCAACCACAAGAACAAGGTCGAGATTAAACGGCAGGCCCATGTGAAGATAGCTGGCTACAAGGAAGAATATGGAGATGGGTATGGGGGATGGCACATTGAGACAGGCAAACCACCAAAGCCCACAGGGGCATGGTGGCTGCGAGTTTACATGCCAGCCACCGAATCGGGAGCGAAGTCCGCGCCGGAATATGAACTTTTTGAGGCAAGGTAAAAAAAGACTTGCGATGAACGAAACTGAAACTATCGTAAACGATAATATGTCAAACTGCGGATGCTCACCCAGCGGATACCCGAAGCCAAACAATGAATGCTGCACGGATATTCCAGAATATACAAGATTTGCCTATAGTTCGGCGCAGTCTGCTTTTGCAAATGCAGAAAACGCGCAGCAATCTGCCGAAGATGCCGCAACCACATTGGCAAATGTAGTTCAGAAAACTGGCGACACAATGACGGGAGGATTAGTTATTGATGTAACATCTCCGAATACCGCTCTTCGCGTGACGCAGCAAGGAACTGGGATTTCTTTTGTTGTGGAAGACGAATTGCATCCAGATGTCACTCCCTTCCAAATTGATGCTGCTGGCAATGTAAGCATCGGAACAAATACCACCGCAGAGAAACTTACAGTAGTTGGGGGGATTCAAGCGTCTGGCGCAATCCGCACAAGCAGTTCAGCATTTGGGGTTGGTTATTCAACTGGTGCTGGCGGAACACAGACGCAGCTAACCAACAAAGCAACAGCGGTAGCTCTGAATCGGCCATGCGGTCAGATCACATTGAACAACGCAACACTAAATGCAGACACAACCGTCTCATTTATTTTCAACAATTCCACAATAGCCGCTGGAGATGTATTGGTTCTAAATCACATTTCTGGAGGAACAATTGGCTCATATCTACTTAACGCCCAGTCTGCCGCTGGAAGCGCAACAATCAATGTCCGCAATATTACAGCGGGAAATTTAGGCGAAGCCATTGTCATTGCTTTCGCAGTCATTAAAGCCGTAACTACATAATCCTATGCCTTGCGAACCAGCACCACCCTGCGAACCGACATTCCCCGTCTTCTGCGAGCCGCTTCCCACTACGACAGATGCACAGCGTTTGGTTGTAGAGGATTCCGCGTCTTGCCAGAAGACTATTACCAAGACCAGCACTCCTGCACTCCTCCACCAAACCACCGCAGGAAACATCCAGTTCTCCGACGGCAGCGATGCACAGCTTATCAAGCTCCCCCAGATGGCGGAACACCAAGCCTCGCAAGCACCGAAGATTATGGTCTTGCTGGCGGATGGAACGATGAAGGCATGGGAGCCAACCAACTCGCTGGACAACTTCCTCGCGTATTGGGATGGGGCATCGTGGAAGATTGGCCCCCTTGCTACACTATTCCCATCGGGAGATGGAGTGCTTGTCAAGAATACGCTCGGCACGCTTTCTTTTGTTAATGGTGTTGCTGGAGAGTCGTTGCAGTATGTTGGGTCAAACATTGATTTTGCTCCTCAGTCTCTTTCTCCGGTTCCGACTGGGCTTGTCCTTCCTTACGCTGCCAACGCGCCTATTGTTTTACCATCTGGCTACCTTGAGTGCGATGGCTCTACTGTGAGCCAAGGAACCTATGCGAACCTCTTCGCGGTTATTGGAACTACATATGACATAGTTCCGCCACCATCGGGTCAGTTTACTCTGCCAGACTTGCGCGGATATTTCATCCGTGGCTTTGGAACCAATAGCGACACAACTGCGTCTGCTGCATTTGGCAGCAAGCAGGCGGATGCTTTCCAAGGCCACTGGCATCAAAATACATCACAGACAGTTGCAACTACTGGCACTGGCGCAAGGTGGGAGGCTGGAACATTTTATAATCTTACTACATTGCAAGCAACAACCCCAATTACTGACGGCATAAACGGCACTCCACGCACCGCCTCGGAAACCCGTCCTCGCAACATCGCAATGCGGTATCTCATCAAAACCTGATGGCAACCGAGGGTTCAGTATTTGATGGATTCACAAGTATCGTAGCCCAAGACGCCGATACTCATCCATCTTATCTTCCAGAGTTTTATGTAGCAGAGTCGGTCAACAGAACCTTTCGAGGTGGAGTGAATCGCACCAGACCAAGTATTCGGAATATCCGAATGGTTGCTGGAGAAAATCAAGAAGAGACTATCGTTGACGATATTCAGAATGGTAACTTCCAAGGCGCTTACGCATACCGCCGGACAAAGTTTGAGGCTAGCGATGGCATAGCATTATCCATATCTGGAGTTATCTACTTCCTCAAGATCGTAAACAACACGGCGTATGCCTACAAGCTGATTGATGGAAACGATCCAGACTTGATGCACACATGGTTTGTGCAGGCAGAAGATCGCCTCTACATCCAGAACGGATACCAGAATGCGATAAGCTGGGGAGGGGATTTGTCCGTTCCAGCCTATCGACTAAACCCATTTCTGCAAAAGATGCCGATTGGCACGATCATGGAGTATGCATTCGGGCGGGTGTTCGTGAGCGACCGATTCAATCGCATCTACGCCAGCGACATCATCTACGGGAATGGATTCACAGACACGCTGAATACCGAGAACTTCACGGAGATCGGATACTGGGCAGAGGGTGGCGCGTTCTCTACTCCAGCGATGATGGGGAATATCACGGGTATGAAGGTGATGCCGGACTTGGGAGATAACCTGCGCGGGCAAGGAGCATTGGTGGTTCTGTGCGGCAACGGAGCGTTCTCAATGGATGTGAGCATTCCAAGATCGGAGTGGAACACATCCAACATTCAACGAGTTTCTTTGCTTGGACGGGGATGCGCCAGTCCATATCTAACCACGGTTAACAGCGAGCTATGGTTCCGCTCACACGATGGCTGGGCTTTCTATAGCAACAGCCAAACAGAGTTCTACCGCTACTTCTCGATGAGGAAACTCTCAAGGGATGTGAACAAGTGGGTCTCGCGTGACACATCATGGTTGAAGCAATTCGCAAGCACGATGTTCATCAACAACTATCTGATCAACACAGTAGCTCCGCAGACCAAAAGCACCCAAGCGGAGAATGGTGTAACTGGACTCCACAGATACCACAGAGGGATGGTTGTGCTTGATCTAGACCAAGCATCCTCACCCTCTCCGGACGCCCAGCTTACCTTCCGTTGGAACGGACTATGGACAGGTATTCGTCCATCGCAGTTACTTACCGCATTAGTTAACGGAGAACAAAGGGGATTTGCCTTCTCGTTCGACAAGGATGAC